CGGGCATATTGTCGATCAGCGTTTTATCAACATTCGATTCTTTCATCTCCTGTTTTAACTCTGATTGCATAATCTTAGCCGATGTATTTAAACAGTTTCGCGTGATCCGTTCGATATCGCCGCCAGCTTTTTCAATATCTTTCATAAGATCATCAAAGCCCGTGATTTTTAATTTTATCGACATAAAATTAAACGCCGCCTTTCACGCGTCTTACACGAAATTTTAAATATTGATTTCGCTGTTCGATGTTCTCGGGTTCATTTAAAATCTGATATTGTGCTTTTGTGTCATTTGCAAGAACGACAACGCAGTCGCTCGTAATATCAGGTCTGAACCACGTTTCAACGCTTGCCGTATCTTCGATTGATAAAAGCCCGTCAACGGTCTTTTCTTCGTTTCGTGATCCGCCGTATGTTTTAAACGACGCCCAAATTAAAAAGCCGTCTTTAAGGTCGGGGAGAACCTTTTTCGGAACTCCCGCGACCTTTGTATATTCTGTTGGCTTTAAAACGATCAACGGCGTTGTAAACGGAACGCTCGGTTGATATCGCTTTGCCATTACGCCGCGACGGGAGAAACCGCCGTGATTGTTACTTCGCCACTACCCAGCACGGCTTTATAAAGCGTGGACGCGTCGTTCTTTACGGTTGCGCTACCGTCCGCGATTGTTGCCGCCGCGCCCGCAACTTTGATTCCGACGTAATCAAACGCCGCAACGAAATAAACCGTTCCGCTTGTTACGCCTGAAGCGAAGTCAAGCGTTTTTATGGGCTGATCCGCGAGTTTATTTCCAGCGGCGCCCGTTCCCGTAACGGTAAAATCACCCGCGACCGACGCAGACGTCAGCACGGTATAGCTTGTTCCGATAAGGTTTAAAACTGTTCCGATCAGCGTCAAAAGATCAGTTCTTTCAACGGGAACGCTTCTGTTATTTAATCATTTTTTGATCTCCTTTTATTTTTTGTATTTTAATTGTATAGCCCGCTGTAAAAAGTACGGTGAAAGTTCCCCGTCAGCGCTGCCATAATTCCAAAGATCAGAAACACCGCGAGCAACAATCCCGCTTGTTATGTTGCTTTCCGCAACGCCAGCGTCAACAAGAAAAGCCGTTACTTCATCAATATAAACTTGTAACGTCGCGTCTTGATAATCGCCCGTTATGCCAAGCGCTTTTTTTACATTTTCAAGCATTGCCATTGCCCGCGATCTCCTTTTCTTTTATTTTCACGAAGGTAAATCAGCTTTCGCCCATTTACCCGAAACGACTGTCAAAACCTTGTCATTATCGGTCGTTGTAACCGCAGGAAGTTCTTTTGTCGTTGCCGCCGTTGTTACGGTTGCCGCGACCGTTGCGATTGCGTTTATCATATCAGGAATGATAACGATATTCGCTACATCGTCAGCCGATCCGCCAAGCGCAACATAAAGGTTTTTTAATGCTGTAATGGTATTATCCATTGTTCAAACCCCTTTCGGATTATGCTTTTTTAATGAGTATAAAGCCAGTCGGATTGAGTGCTTTACCGTCGATAACGACAAGCGCTTTATCAACCCATTCATTTGTTCTTTCGTCGAAATAGCGGCGCATTGTAAAGCCGAAGTTCTCGTTTACCGCGTATTCATACGGCTGCCAGTAAATACCGATAACGTCGCCGCTTGACGCCGTATCAAAGTCGGGCAGTATATCAGGCTCAACAATCGCGATTTCACGACCAAAGAATCTGCCGCGCGGGTCTCTATTATCGCCGCTGTCAACTTCGAGCCCTGTCGTCTGTCTGAATACGGGGTTGTTATTCGCGTCCGCCATTGTTTCAAGATATGAATCGACCGTTGCAAGGTTGAAAATAAATTCACCGTCACGATAGCCGAGCGGCATTTTTGCAAACAGCTTTTTACGCCACGCCGTCCAGTTGTTGATCTCTGCGGCTGTCATCGTGATAGACTGACCCATTGACGCGACACGCGGATCGTTTAAAATTCCGAGCGGCATTCCGTTTCCTGTACCGTTGACAATAGCAACATCCATCGCCTGTAAAAATGCGATAGCGATGACTTCCGCCAGTTTTGCTTCAAATGCTTCAAGAACAAGAATTTGAGAAACAAAGGTCTGCGCGATACGAATTTCAGCCGTATGATAACTAAACTGAATCTTTCCGAGCGGTGCGGTTTTCTGATTCGGTGAAGCCGTGCTTTCATTGATCCATTTGAACGTTGCCTGCAAAGCGCCGATCGGATATTCTACGCCGCCTTTTATATTCAAATGCTGAACGCGGTTATACAAATTGCCGTAACGTTTGCGAACGGTATTGATAACCTCTTTCATGATCGTCAGAGGGATCGCCGCGCCTGTTTCTTCCGTGCTGATTGCATCGGCTCTAAACTCGGCGGGAATTGCCGTGCCGTTCTGAACGTATGCTTTGAACGCGTTACGGTATTCCATACTTTCAAGCGGATTCGCGTCACGTGTCTGCGCGGGTTCGGGATTCTGTTTGAAAGCGCCGACGATAGAACCGTTATGAAGCTGCGCGTTTGCGGGAATCGCGGAACGCTGTTCGCCTTCTTGATCCGCTTTCTTTTCAGCGGCTTTTTCTTCGGCTTCGATTGCTTTCAGTTCCTCAACGGTATCATTGATTTCGTCGTTTACGTCCTCGATCTGTTCATTGATAGATCGGACTTCGTTCACGTCGTTTGAAGCCAGCGCTTTTGTTTTAAGGGATTCGCGCTTTGCTTCAAGCCTTGTTTTTCTTTTTTCAAGAATTGTTTTTCTCATTTTTAAACTCCTTTTGATAAAATCTTTGTTTTTTCTTTGAGTAGGTTTAAAAGATCGGTATCCACCGATTCGGCGTTTTGCTGTCTTACATTTTCCAATGCTGACCGCGCGTTCTCCAACGCTTCTTTGCTTCGCGCCTGTATATCGGTCGATTCATACGCGGGAAATGTTACCGCGCTGACCTCGACAACTGTACTTATTGCCCTTATATGCCGCGTTGGATGATCTGTATCAAGATCGCTCCATTCTTCATCTTTCACGGCAAACATAAACGACATACCCGTAATATCGCCGCGCTGGACGGCGCTATATAATGCCCGCGCTTCTGAATTGTTTTCAACGTCCAGCCTGACGATTATCGTCATTCCCTGTTCATCAACGCTTAATTGCATTGTAGAATTGCCGTTATTTCTGCGGGATCGCGCCAGCGGAATTTTACTTACATCGTGATTGACTAAAAAGCGAACATCCGTAAGATTAGCGCCGTTTAACGCGCCGCCCTCGATTATTTCATCGAAATAGCCTAAATCTGTTCGGCTGTTATAAACGATCGGTCTGCCCGTGATGATATTCCCTTTTTCGTCCTGTTCCGCCCTGACCTCGCAATTATATGATCGTCTTTCAAGCTCTTTTTTTTCGTCATTATTCATCATCATCAATACTCCCGTATTTTTCAGTTAAAAGATCACCGTAAAAATCTTCTTCCGATTCGAAGCCTTCGTCGATCATCTCTTTTAATAAAATTTCAATTCGGCTTTGCGGTTCTTCCGTCTGAACATCTTTGCCAAGAAGTTTATGTAAAAGTTTTTCGTTTCGGCTGATCGGTTCTAAAAGTTCATTTTCAGCGCCTAAAAGATTTTCAAGCGCATTTTCGTTTCTGCTCATTCCCATAACTTTATACCTCACGCGTCCGTGATGTTTTCTTCTTTGTTTTCGTCAACAACATCAACGTTTACTTTTCCGACTTGATATTGATCCGCGTTTGCCGCGTCGATCCAGTTTAAAGACATATATCGTTTACCCTCTAATTCTGGCAAAGGACGAAGCCCCAGCGCCGTTCGCTTTTCGTTCTCAAATAATCCGCCAGTCGGAGAAAGAATATTTATCATCTCCAGCGTTTGCGATACGGTCATAAAGATTAAATCTTTCGGATAAAGTTCGATTTTATTTCCGAAAGCCCGTTCGCGCGATGTAAACATCTTTTTCGTAAACGCTTGCGAAAAAGTTATAATCAACGGTTCAAGCGTTTTATTATAAAACGCTTCATACTGTTCTTTCGTATAATCGCCCGTCAAGATCGACAGCGGAACGCCCCAATTCCTTAAAATCTTTTCGTCAATAAATTTTAGTGTCTTATCATCAACGATTTGCAATTTGCGTTCCAGCGGTGTATATTCCGTTGACGCGTCAATCGGTAAAATGCCACTTTCGGCGTTTTTAACTTGCTTTTCAAAGTCTTTTACCGCCGCCGTCATTTTTTCTTCGCTAATAACGGATTTAATCTTTACAACGCCGTTCACGGCATACGACGCCTTCATCGCTTTTGCGATCCCTTTTAAAAGTTCATCGTTCAAATTCAGCGTTTTTAATAATGCGGTATGATCGGGCTGTCCTAAACGATTCCCGCCCATATATTCACTTACGGAAAAGTTATATCGAATATGAATAACATCATCATACGGAAGCGTCGTTGTATAGCCATTCCAGAACCAGAACTTTACAAAAAGCCGCCCCGTTGCGTCCTCGATAAAATCGACCTGCGTCGGATTGATCGGATATAATGATTCATAGTATCTGCGTTCCGCACCTGTTTTATCATCAATCCATGTGTAATACGTCGGAACGATAAACGCGTTATAATTCAGTAAAAGAAGCCACGTTGTTTTCTCTAAAAATTCGCTGGTCGTCATAAGGTCGTTCGGATGATTTAAAACATCTTGAATCGTTCCTTTTACGGGTACGGGATCGCTGCCGTTATATCTGACGTGCGTCGGATTTAGCTTTTTTGTTTCGTCAACGATACATTTCAAAGCCTGTTGAACAACATCGAACATATATATATTTGTTCCATATTGCCCGTAAATCGGAACGTAGCCGTCGAAAGTCGGCGCAAACTTTGAATTTTTCGGCTGTCGTTTGAACAGCTTATTAAACCATTCCATTTTTAAACACTACCTCCCGATACAAGCGTCATATAATCGCTTCTGTATCTTCTGTACATCTCATACAACATTATCAGCGTCACCGCGCCGTCAATCCTTTTTGACTGTTGCCCTTTGATTTTCACGGGCTGGATATTTCCCAAATTGTCTACTTCGCAACAACAATTTTTTAAACACCACTTGTCAAGATCATTATTCCCGTAATTGATTTTTTTACTTTTCAATTCGGCTTCAACAAGTTTCATCGCATTTGATAACGCGCGTCCCTGTTGCAACATTTCCGTTTCGAAGCCGTATTCATCCATTCGATCAATAAACGTTTTCGCATAGCGCTGATCGTAACCGACTTTATAAGGCTTTAATTTATAGTTTTTATAAAGCAAATAAAACCAGTCGCCGACGGCTGATATGTCAATTTCGTTTCCTTCGTGGATCGTCAATAAACCTTGTTTCGCCCATTCCATATAATCAGCGCCCGCAGCTTTATCATCGCTGGCGGTCAATTTGCTTTCAGGTATGAAATAATGACTATAAACATATTTCGTTTTATCATCGGGTTTCATAAGCAGGATTTTAACGTTTGCAAGGTCTGTTGTTGCCGCCAAGTCAACCGCGCCGAGGATCCAACATCCGCGGAAATCTTCAAGATCAAAAACGTCTTGAACATAATCGTAATCTTCAAGCATAAGCCAGCTTTGTGCCGTACTTTGCGGTATATTAAAATCTTTCGTTAAAAGATGAATCCGCGTTGCTTTGTCTGACTTTGCGACCTCAACGTCGCGGCGGAGCTTGTCAATTTTCTTTACGCCGTAACGGATCGCGGGATTCGATTTTTCCCAGCTTAATTCATCCTGCCAGATTTCCTGTTCGCTGTCTTGTTCGAATAAAAACGGTAAAATGTGAACATCGTCTTTTTCGCCCTCAATTACGCTTTTACAATAACTGATCTTTTTATCAAGATAACAATCGCGATTAAATCCCTGCGTCGTGCTGTTGATGAAAAGCGGTTCATCTTTTGATGACATTCCACGCCAGCAGGCTTCGGCGATCTCGCTTTGTCCGTTTTCTTCGTCTATATCGTGGGATTCGTCAAGATATGTTTTTGATATGTTGAAACCGTCTTTATTTTGCGTTTTTGAACTTAAACGAAAAACAGTTATGTTTTTATTACGGTTTTTAATTTCGGTTAAATTCTGCCCCGTGATGATCCTTTTTGGATCAAGGCGCGTTCTCATTCCGCCGATTTCCGACCAGATCAAGCGAGCCTGCCTGTCATCGTTTGACGCGCAGCAGATATCCGTTCCGCCTTCACCAACGAAAAGATCATAATTCCCGTCAGCCGCCAGCATTGTCGATTTGCCGTTTTTTCGCGCGATCTCCAAAAGTCCTTCAGTAAATCGACGCTTTCCGCTGTCCGTCATTTTAAAACTATATAGCGCTTCCCACCATGCCAACTGCCACGGCATAAGCGATATCGGTTTCATGTAATACGGCGCTTTGCTTTGCAAACAACAAGTCTGCATGAATTTAATACGTTTTCGGGCTTCTGCAGTATCGTAAATAAATTGATCGTCCTGTAAATCAAAAATCAGGTTTTCAATTTCTTTTTTGATCCAATAGCCCGCGACCACGTGCCGCCCGTCGATCAAATACTTGTATTCTTCAAGATACGTCATTCAAATTCCGCCAACCTTGAAAGCAATTCATCAGCCGCCGAGCTTTCCACCTTGTAAAGTATTCTTAAAAGCGTCGCCCGCTTTGCGTCGATCACGTTTGAAATGTCTTTTATCATTTTCCCCGCTGGCGTGATCTGCTGCCGTTCGGGATTTTTTTTATCAACACGGATCAGCGGCAAAGCGCGAAGCCTTTTTATTTGATCTTGAAAAAATAAATATTCATCAAGCGTGTCAAGAGCAAAGCCCCGTTTATCTTCTTCAACAACATCAAATATCTTTTCAAGCTCCGACCGATCCGCCATTTTTTCAACTCCCGTTTTTTGACGTTTTATTTTTGTAGTTTTTGATTTAACCGATTTTTTCAAATTTTTTGACGAAAAAAATCGAAAAATTTCAATTTTTTGTCCCGCGTGTAAAATAGG